TAGTACTCCGATTTATTTAACTAATGCAAGTTTTGATATAGCTTCAAATATATCTGGCACATCAAGAACTTATTTATCAAATGGTCATTTAAGAAGCATTACAGGAGTGAATGAAACAAATAGACCAACAAAAAATACTTTATCAATTAGTTTGTCAGGAGTTGATCAAACATACATATCAGTAGCACTTAATGAAAATATTATTAATGATAATGTTTTTGTTTATAGAGGGTTTTTAGATTCTAGTAATGCTCTTATATCAGACCCATTTTTACTATTTTATGGAACGATAGATGAATATAAAATTAGTGATAATACTACTACTGCTAATTTAATTATTAGTGTTACTTCACATTGGGGTAACTTTAGTAAAACATCTGGTCGTACTACAACAGATAATTCACAACAAAGATTTTTTAGTTCCGATAAAGGCATGGAGTTTGCAGCTTTAACTGTTCGTGATATAAAATGGGGAAGAGTTTGAGTAGTTTAAACTTTTATCAAGGAGAAAAAAAAGATGTCACAGATTTATATAATTTATTGGTTGAGTATAAGGAAACAGATTTAGCAGATTGTGATTTTCCTAAAATAGATACACAAAAATTATTACACTTTATCAATACACTTTTGCAAAAAGGAAAAGTTATTTGTATTAAAAATTTAGACAATGACGAACTTATAGGAACTTGCATGTATAATAAATCTGAATATTGGTTTAGTAAAACAGAAGCTATTATAATACAAATGATATATATTAAAAAAGAATTTAGAAATTATAATCTTACGAAAAAAATTATTGATACTGTAAAAAATGAATCAAACGATATGCATATTCTTTTATCAATAACATCCGGTCTAGGTATTGACCCTGTATTTTATAAATTAGGATTTGAAAATATGGGTTCTAATTGGAGGTTAATTTAATGGGTGGTTGGAATCCTTTTGAGGAAATAGCTGATTTTGTTGAAGATATTGTCGATGTATTTGTTGATATTATTGAAGATTTCGTTGGTTGGCTTATTCCTATGCCAGACATTCCAGACTTTGGCGATCTACAAGCTGATCAAAATGCAAAAGGCGTTTTAGTAAATAAATTTAGTTCTAATGCTCATATACCTATTGTCTATGGAACAAGAAAAGTCGGTGGTAATGTAGTTTTTTTAGAAACATCAGGAACTGATAATGAATTTTTATATATGGCTATCGTATTAAGTGAAGGCGAAATAAATGATATTAGTTCAATATTTATAAATGATAGTCAAGTTAGTTGGTCAGGCGATATAGCTGATAATACACAAATCACAGTAGCGAGTAGTGATTCAAATTTTTATGATTCTACTAATTCAGAAAGTTTAATAACTTGTGAGCCACATTTCGGTACAGATAGTCAAAATGCTTCATCATTACTAAGTACATTATCATCATGGACTTCAAATCATAGACTTAGAGGATTAGCATATTTAGCAATAAAGTTTAAATGGAATGCTGATAAGTTTGGTTCTTTGCCTACAGTCAATGCAGTTGTTCAAGGTAAAAAAGTTTATAATCCTAATTTAGATTCTACTGTTACAGGAGGTAGTGGAAGTCATAGAAAAGACGATTCAACTACATGGGAATATTCTGATAATCCTATTTATCAATTATTAGATTATTTACGAGACACAAGATTTGGAATGGGTATTCCTAATAGTTACTTTGATTCTAATTTTGCAGATTGGCAAACTGCTGGTGATGTTTGCGATACAGATATTACCCCATATTCTGGTGCTAGTACTATTGATTTAATGGATAGTCATACTGTTGTTGATACATCAAAAAAAGCTATTGATAATGTTAAAGATTTTATTCGTGGCTCTAGAGCTTATTTAAATTTTAGTGCAGGTAAATATAAAATCCTAGTTGAAACATCAGGTTCTGCTTCAATCACTCTTACAGAAGATAATATTCTAAATGGTATTACAGTTTCAAGTAAAAATAAAAATTCAAGATATAACAGAGTTATAGTTAACTTTATTAATCCAGATAAAAATTATCAATCAGATACTGCACAATTTCCGCCTGTAGATGAAACAGGATTAGCGAGTGCTGATCAACATGCTACAATGAAAACAGCAGACGGTGGTTTATTATTAGAAGGTAGATTTGATTTTTCTATGTTGACGAGTCCTTATCAAGCTCAAGAAATGGCAGAAATAATTCTTCGTAGATCAAGATCAAGTTTAGATATATCAATAAAAGCAGATGCAACAGCTCTTGATTTGTCGATAGGCGATATTGTTAATGTTACTCATGCAACGCCAGGATTTTCAGCAAAAGCTTTTAGAGTTCAAGGTCTTACTTTGAATGCTGATCATACAGTAAGTTTGCAATGTTCAGAACATCAAGATTCATTCTATACTTTCGGAACTCAACAAGAAGTAGCTTCTATACCTAGTACGACTTTACCAAATCCTTTTTCTGTAAGTCCTCCTGCAAGTATTAGTCTTGATGATGAATTGATTGAATATGCGGACGGAATTGTAATAACAAGATTATTGATAACAATAGGAGTTTCGCCAGATAGTTTTGTTGATAATTATGAAGTTCAAATCAAACAAACAAAAGATCAAAACGGTGCGACTGTTACTGATTCATTTAGAGAAATAGCAGTTGGTAAAATATTAGAATATCAACACTTAAATGTTATTGACGGAGCAGAGTATCAAGTAAGAGTTAGAGCTGTAAATACTATTGGTAGTAAATCAACATTTATATCAACAACTAGAACTATAGTCGGAGGAGTTGAAGCTCCTAGTAATGTAGAAGATTTCGCAGTAGAAATGCATGGACAAAATCACATGAAGCTTACATGGACGCCACCAAGCAAAAATAGTGACTTAGATATTTCTTTTTATGAAATTAGGTATCAAAATGTAACAACAGGCGCAAAGTGGCTTAATTCGACAAATTTAGTAAGATGTCCGAGAAGAAAATGTGATAATGCAGTCGTTCCTGCACGCACCGGATCATACTTAATTAAGGCAGTCGACAAGAACGGAAATACTTCTGCTGAAGCTACAATAGTCACAACAAATATTTCTGATATTCAAGCTTATCAAACAATATCAACATTTACAGAAACTCCAGATATATTTACTGCGGCAGATAATATGGACGCAAGTTTACCTTTAGCAGTAAAAATAGATGCATCAGGCGATACTGTATTAACTTTAGATACTGTTACTAATTTTGATGATACTGTTGGAAACTTTGATAGTCCTAGTGGCGATTTTGAATTAGGAGGAACTGATACAACATCAAATCCTAGTTTTAATAATTCTAATAGAGATGCAAAAGGTTTTTACAATTTTACTAACAGTTTATCATTAGCTCAAATCTATGACGGAAATATTGAGCCAACAATTACACTTGATGCAGAAAATCCATATGATTTATTTGATAGTGGTAGAGGTGCATTATTTTTTGACTCAGCTAAGGCACCGTTTGACGGTACTGAGCAAATACATGCTTTTCATAGAGTTCAAGTCGCAACATCAACATCTAGTCTTGCTAATTGCACGACATTTGTAGATATAACACAATCAGCTACATTTAAATTTAAGTTTGCAAAATTTAGATTAAAACTTACTAATGATGATGATCAAACATCTAGTAATGTAAAAACTATGACTATAAAACTTAACATGGAGGAAAGAACATTTGCACAAAATGATTTAACAACTTCATCAGGAACTAGAACAATAACATATACAAATCCGTTCTATGCAGTTCCTGCGATAGGTATTGCAGCTCAAAATATGGCAACAGGAGATACATTTACAATTTCATCAAAAACTGTTAATGGTTTTACTATTGCATTTGTAAATTCAAGTGGCTCAGCAGTTGATCGTACTTTTGATTATATTGCTAAAGGTTATGGGTTGCAAAGTTAAACAGAAAAGGATATAGATTAGATATGGCACAAGTAAGTGATGTAAGTTTAGCAAACCAAGGATTCAGTGCGTTCCGCACGGAATTAAACAACATATTATCGGCGATTAATTCTTCACATAGTGGAAGTTCAGCACCGGGTTCAGCTACCGCAGGCACACTTTGGGTTGACACAGCAACAAGTGGAGTTTTAAAATTAAAGATGAATGACGGAACAGATAATGTTGAAATTCTACAATTAAATATTTCAAGTAATGCTTTGACAAGCACAATGTCGGTAACAGGAACTATTTCTGAAACTGACCCAAATGCTTTGCCATTAGCGATTGCGTTAGGATAGGAGTAAAACATGGCTAATACTTTTAAGGTAAAGACAAACGGAGCTATGCCAGCAAGTGCAGGAACTCCCTTAACACTTTATACAGTACCTTCATCTACTACTACAGTTGTTATTGGATTAACACTTTGTAATATTCATACAACTTCCGTAACTGCTGATGTACAATTAGTTTCAGATACAAGCGACACAGAAACAAATGAAACAGTTTTATTAATCAAAGATGTACAGATTCCAGCAGGAAGTTCATTAGAAGTTTTATCTGGTGGTAAATATGTAATGCAAACAACTGATATAATGAAAATAGATTGTTCAGTTTCTGCAAAGATAGACGCAACTTTAAGTATATTAGAGATAACATAGGAACATAAATGGGTTTTATAGGCAAACAACCAACAAAAGCACCTTTAACAAGTTCTGATATCGCTAACGATATTATTAATAGCGATCACATTGGCGATACAGCGATATCTGGTTTTACTGCATTAGCTGAATCACCAGCAGACACAGACGAATTTTTAATTTCAGATGGTGGCACATTAAAAAGAATTGATGCGAGTCATGTAGGTGGAGGTTTTGATGTAACGAGTATAACTGGTGCAACAGAATTAGCAGTACAACCTGCATCGACAGATGAAATAGTTTTATCAGATGCAGGAACTTTAAAAAGATTAGATATAAAACATATATCTAACACGCCTGCTTTTCATGTAAAACAAAGTGGAAATCAAACTATTAACAATAGCACAGAGACAAAACTAGAGTGGGGAACTGAGGTTTTTGATTCTGACTC